ACAATAAAGAAGATAAAAAATTCTCACTAACAGGACTAGCAATTAGATTAACTGATAAAATAAGTAGATTAAAAAACCTATTAGTTAATGGTAAAAATTATGTTAAAGGTGAAGGTATGGAAGATACCTTTATTGATATTGCCAATTATGGAATAATCGGTCTTTTAGTAGGTCGTGATAAATGGAAAAAATAGTTTGGCTAAAAAATTACCATCTATTGTTAGGGAGATTAGAAATAATCCTCCCGAACCTATAAATTTTGCATTTCAAAAGAATATATCCTATTCTCAAATGTCAATATTTCAAGGATGCCCTCATAGATGGAAATTACAGTATAAAGATAAAATTAAGAAGTTTACATCTTCAATTCATACTGTGTTTGGAACAGCGGTTCATGAGGCAATGCAACATTATTTAGATATAGCATATGAAAAATCATTTGCAGCTGCTGATAGAGAAATTAATATGCAAGAGTATTTCCAAGAAAAATTCATAGGTGAATATCAAACTCAATATAAAAAAAATAATAATTCACACTTTTCTGATGCAGCCGAAATGAGAGAATTTTTTGAGGATGGAGTTGCTATATTAGAATGGTTTAAGAAAAAACGTAGTAGATATTTTAGTAAAAAAGGTACATTTTTAGTAGGTTGTGAAATACCAATTAAAATACCACCAAATAAAATGTATAATAACGTATTATACATGGGGTATCTAGATGTTGTCACATACAATGAAAGATCAGATACATTTAAAATAATCGACATTAAAACCAGTACTAAGGGATGGAATAAATTTGCTAAAGCAGATGAACAAAAACAATTTCAGTTATTGCTTTACAAACAATACTTTTCAGAACAATATAATATACCTTTAGATAAAATTGATATTGAATTTTTTATACTTAAAAGAAAAGTATTAGATTGGGATGATGATAAAATTATGTCACCACACCAAGCTTATAGAGTGCAACAATTCACACCTCCTAGTGGAAAAATTAAACTAGGTAGGGCTAAAAAAGCAGTGAGTGATTTTATACATGAATGTTTTAACTCTGATGGAGGAATTAAAGATAAAATTTATCCAAAAACTCCCTCAAAATGGACTTGTAATTTTTGTCCATTTAAAGAAGAACAAGAATTATGTGGAGCTGGTTTAGACTTTGCGTAGATTAGAGAATATTCATATATGTATAGACAAATATAACGTTATTAAAAATTAAAATTATGCCACAAAGTAAAAAAATGACACTAACAAGTGTTAAAGTCCAAAGCCAGTTATTTGAAAATTTCAAAGTAGAATGTGTGAGACGAAAATTCTCATTCCAAAAACTTGCCGACCGTAGTTTATTTTTGTATCTTACAAACGAAGATTTTAGAAAACAAATTACAAACCAAACAAATATTGAATTATAAAATTAATGAACATGAATAAAAGTTTTGAATATCTTCCTAAAAATGAAAGGAAGAAATTAGTCCTTATATGTGATGATATTAGAGTACATTCAGGTGTAGCTACAGTTGCTAAAGAAATTGTAACTCACACTTGTGGTCATTTTAATTGGGTAAACATAGGAGGTGCAATTAACCACCCAGATGTAGGTAAAATATTAGATCTATCAGCGGAATGTAATAAACATGCCGATATAGAGGATTCTGATGTTAGAATTTATTGTGTAAATGGATATGGTAAAGATGATGAAATTAGACAAGTATTAGAAGCTGAAAAACCAGATGCAGTAGTATTATTTACTGATCCTAGATATTTTACTCATGTATTTAATGCTGAAGATACTATTAGGAAAAAATGTCCAATAGCATATATTAATATTTGGGATGATTATCCAGCACCAAGATATAATCAAGCATTTTATGAATCTTGTGATTTGTTAATGGGTATTTCAAAACAAACTAAAAATATTAATGAATTAGTATTAGCGGATTGTGATAATAGTAAGAGAGTATTTAGATACATTCCACATGGTTTAAATCATAATGATTATTTCCCAATTACTAAAGATCATGATGATTATAAAGATTTAAAGATATTTAGAAATAGTTTATTTAGAGGAGATGATGTTGATTTTGTTATGTTTTTTAATTCAAGGAATATTAGACGTAAACAAATTCCAGATACGATGTTAGCTTATAGAGCATTTTTAGACACATTACCTCAGGAAAAAGCTGATAAATGTAGACTTGTATTACATACTGAAGTAGTTACAGATGCAGGTACAGATTTAGAAGTGGTTAGAGAATATTTGTTTGATGAAAAATATCCTAAAGCATGTGTATTTTCACTTCAAAAGTTAAACAGAAAAAATCTAAATTATCTATATAATATAGCTGATGTTCAAGTATTATTAACATCTAACGAAGGATGGGGATTAACAATTACTGAAGCAATATTAGCTGGTACACCAATTATTGCTAATGTAACAGGTGGAATGCAAGATCAAATGAGATTTATTGATGATAAAGGTAAATGGTTTGAACCATCACCTGAAGTACCATCTAACCATAGAGGTACTTATAAAGAGCACGGTGAATGGGCATTTCCAGTTTACCCAACAAGTAGATCAATACAAGGATCACCTCCAACACCTTATATTTTTGATGATAGATGTAAATGGGAAGATGCTATGGAGAGAATTAAAGAAGTTTATAACTTATCACCAGAAGAAAGACAAAAAAGAGGTCTAGCAGGTAGAGAATGGGCTATAAGTGATGAAGCTGGATTTACAGCTGAAAGACAAGCTGAGAGAGTTGTTGAAGCGTTTACTGAATTATTTAAAGTTTGGGAACCTAGAGAAGATTTTGAAATTGTAAATGCAACTGAATACAAAGGTAAATTGTTAAATCATAAAATTTTATATTAATGAAAAAACCAAGTTTTTATATAAGTTCCCCTTTTGACACATATAGTGGTTATGGGGCTAGATCTAGAGATATTATTAAAGCAATTATTGAATTAGATAAATATGATGTTAAATTATTAAGTCAAAGATGGGGTAGTACACCATTTAATTTCTGTACTGATCATGAAGATTGGTCATTTTTAAATGAACTTAGAGTACCAGGAGTAGCTCAAGGACAAAAACCAGATATTTGGATGCAAATTACAATTCCAAGTGAATATGCACCTGTAGGTAAATTTAATATTGGCTGTACAGCTGGTATTGAAAGTACAGGATGTGATCATACTTGGATTGAAGGTTTGAATAGAATGGATATGAATTGGGTTTCTTCAAGGCATAGTAAAAAAGTATTTACTGAGGTTAAATTTGAACAAAAAGATAGACAAGGTAGAACTACAGGCCATGTTTTAAAGAATGAAAAACCAATTGAAGTAGTATTTGAAGGTGCTAATTTAGATGTTTATAAACACATACCATCAAGTGAAGTAAAATTAGATTTAAGTGCTATTAAAGAATCATTCTGTTATTTGTTTGTAGGACATTGGATGGAAGGTGATATGGGTCATGATAGAAAAAATGTTGGTCTAATGGTAGATTATTTCTTTCAAGCATTTAAGAATAAAAACCAAAAACCAGCTTTAATATTAAAAGCATCTACTGGTAGAAATAGTTATATGAGTAGAGAAGCAATTGTAAATAAAATTGGTAAAATTAAAAAACAATACAGACATGATGATTTACCAAATGTTTATGTTTTAAATGGTGCACTTACTGATGAGCAAATAAATGAATTATATAACCATAAAAAAGTAAAAGCAATGGTTAGTTTTACTAAAGGTGAAGGATTTGGTAGACCATTACAAGAATTTTGTTTATCTAAAAAACCACTAATAGTATCAGGTTGGTCAGGACATATGGATTTTATTGAACCTGGGTTATCAGTAGTATTAGGAGGTCAATTAGAACAAGTTCATGCTAGTGCTGCTAATAAATGGCTTAAACAAGAATACCAATGGTTTCAAGTTAATCCTAAACAAGCTAAAGATTCATTTAAAAACGTATTTAAAAATTATAAAAAATATATTGATGGAGGTAGAAAACAAGGATATTATATCAAAACAAACTTCAGTTATGATAAAATGAAAGAATTAGTTGGAGATATTTTAGATAAGAATGTACCTGAATTTGCAAATGAATTAAAATTAAATCTACCAGATATGGGTACACCTAAATTAACAACACCTGAATTAAAATAAATGAAACAATTTGATGAAATAATAGATTGCCCTAAATCAGGTGGTGATCTATGTTATAGAATAGAAGTTACACCTGAAATTACTAATTATTTTAGTATGTCTTGTGGTTTTTGGACTAATAGTTTAATGACACCTGATCAGGATTTTTATAAAGAACAATGGGCAGTATTGCCTGAAATTTATAAAGATTTAGCTTGGACAGATACTGAAACAGGACTTACATGGCTACCAAATACAGTTAATGTACCAGAATTAGGAATGGTTTATGCTGATGGAGTAGGTTCTGAAGAATGGTCCTGGGCTGCAGTTAAAGCTGAAAAATTAGATGAACCAATTAAAAATAAAGATGGATCAAAAACTGAATATAAAC